GGGCGATAGCGTCGGCAGCCGAATCTGCCCAAACTAAATCGTCATCGAACCCGTCGCGGGTTAGCGTGGTGACAATAAACATTTTTTCGTTGTCGTTCATTTAGAACCTTCCCTTTATTGTGTTGCCCAAAAAACTAAAAACGATAATAAACGGAAACACGATTAGCGCGATTAGAACCATTCCGATTTTTTGCCCCGTAGTCATTAGAACCCCCCCGAAATTGTGTTTTCGGCGTTACAGTTCGGGCAAAATTTGCCTTTTTCGTAGTCCCAAAAGTGGTTCGAGATTTCGCGTAAATCCATGTTTTCGATTTTTTCGGTTTCGCCGTCTGCATTGTCGGTAACTACTTCGATTTCGCCCGCGCGATAGTCGAAACATACTCCGCAGCTCGAACATGACACCGACGCGGTTTCACTATCGAAAATAAAATCGTCTCTGCCCGTGTCTAGCCGGAAAATTCGCGGTTTCGTGTAACCCCCGCGAACATCACAACCACCGTGTATCTGTAGCGCGACGAAATCAAGTCCGTTCATGTCAAAAAACGAATATTGGATTACTTGCGCCAAAAGTGAATATTCGTCGTTGTAAGTGTTTAGTTCCCATCGGCCCGAATAAGTGTCCGAATCTTCCTCACTTGCGACCCCTAGTTGATCGAAAAATTCGTCTAGATTTTCACGCCATGCACCGTCGGGGCGGGCGTTGTCGAACTCCTGCCATGCAGCATCAAGTGCGGGTGAAAAAGTTAGGTGTTCTTTTAGATAGTGAAACAAACTTAGCGACGGTTCATTTTCAAAAGTGACGGCGGGAGCGTCGGCAATAGCGTCGAACCCTAAAGCCTGGTTGCGCTCCCAATTTCGCCCATAAGCCCCGCCAGAATCTAACATATTGCGCCCCGTGTTTTCGGTTAGCATTTCCAAAATTACGGTTTCGGTTTGGGTGTATGTTTTCGTGTTCATTGTGTGTTTTTCCTTTTTTGTTTAGTAGTTGATTTCGTAAGTAAGTCGCAACCCGTCGTTTTCATAGGTTGCGGTGTTGCCGTCGAATTTCCAAAAACTCGCTTTTTCAAAATAAAGCCACGATTTGCCCGATTTGTTTTCGGTGTCAAAAGCGACGGCGTTAGTTTGCAATTTTGCGACCCTGCGAGGAATAGCAAGGGCGGGGTTTATTGGTTGCGTTACCCATTCACCATCCTTGAAATACTCGCGCAGCGTGTGCCGGATTATGGCCCCATCCACCGCTAAGGCTTTTTTGAAATCGGCTAGTGTTTGCATTTTGTCAGTTCCCTTCGTTTTTTGTTTGTTTAGTTAAGTGGCACTAGGTGAATATAGCCCCGCACCCGCGTTTTACGAAATCGGGGCGGTTCTGGCAGCTCGGAGCGTTCAAAAGCCCCCGCGGAAATCCCGCAAAACCATACATCGTCGGCTAACTCCTGAAAATCAAGGGTTGCGCCCGTCATGTTCTGGTGAATCTTCCAGCGTTCCTCCAAAAGTTCTAAACACTCGGTTTTAGATTCACCGAAAACAAAAAATTCATAATTCGCGGTGTCTAGTTTTGCCATTACTAAAGGTTGCGCCATTAGTTCACCCCTTGCGGAAATTGTCCCTTACGGTAATAAGCCCATGCGGCCCGCCCCGTATCAAACATCATTCGGTGTCCGTAATGCGTGTCTACTTCGTAATAACCCGTCACGGGATAACGCCAGATAGTCACTAAAACACCCCTGCGGGTGAACCGTGACTTTATTAGATTTGGATAACCCATTTTTTCGATTCCCTTCGATTTTTTTCTATGGCGGATGCCATGCAAACATTTTGGGGGCAAAATGGGGCGCGTGTCAAACATTTTTGGAAAACTTTTTTTCGGCGTGTCGTTTATTTGCTCCCGCCTGGTTTTCGTGTTACCGTGTGGCAGCTGGGGGCGGATCTGCGCGCGCAGCTGGGGGCGGGTAGTTATGGCGCGAACCGGATTTGAACCAAATTTTGACCAGATTTTCTAACCAAATTTTGACCAGATTTTGACCAGATTTTGACCGGATTTTAGATAGGTTTATTGCCTCGTTTAGCGTTACAAGAACGATGCGCGGCCCGCAACTCGGCGTTATCGCCATGGGAGGCAGGATCTACATGGTCGGCAACCCATGGGTCGGTAGCGCGAAACCCATCACCGCACAAGTGGCACACTAAAGCGGTAGCGCGAACCTCAGCTGCCCGTTTCCGGTATGCACCAGAATATTGACCCGTTTCCCTCTTTATTTGCGCCCGTTTAGCATCATGTAACTTTTCGACCAAATTTTTGTGTTCAAGACATCGGTTACCAAGTGTGGTTAGGCGACCACAGTCAAGGCAAGGTTTTGGAAACTTACCCATTAGACAGCAAGCCAGCGCATAAGGTCAGCAGTATCTTGCCAACGGTTCACTTGCAAACAGAACACGCCACAGTCGAGAACCGGATAGTCGTTACCAGATGGTTCAAACGAATCACCAATAAACACGGTTTCCAGCCTATCCACGGCAAGCAGCTCAAGGATGCGTTCCATACCGAACCTTTTATCCCGACCAGGCAGCGTAACATCTATGCTTGTGCTACCGCCAATAGTGAAGCTGTATTCCGGCACGAGCTTGACCAAACGATCAACCATTGCTTGACGCTTAGAACGGTCACGATCCCAACCAGATTTGCGTTCTGGCGAAGCGTTCTGACCAAGTGCCGAGAAAGTGATTTGACTCAACCGATCCTCAATAATGGGGCCATCAGGATCTTCACACCAATAACCAAATTCGATAGCAACTTTTTCAACCAAATCTTTGATGCGTGAAGCATCCTCTGGCAGTAGCAGATCGGTTTGCACATTGCCGTCACCGAGAGCGTATTGCGAACCAGAACATGAGAACACATTTATTTTTGACCGAACCGAATCTGGCAGCTGGTCAAGCACTTGCTTACGCACTTGCTGATACTGCCCGCCAGTCAGGATAGCGACTTGATACTTTTCAACTAAACGAACCAAAAGGTGTTGAATCTCAACCGGAATAGGTTGCTTAGATGGGGCTAGGGTGTCGTCAAGGTCAAAGACGAACAGTTTAGTTGCGACCATAATCATCCTGAATTCTGAAGATGTCATCCTCGTCGTATTCGCCATACATAAGTTCAATCAGTTGCAACGGAGCATCTGTCGGGTTCTCAATGCGATGTTCAACTCCACGACCAACAAAGAGTCGCTGTAGCACACCCATTTCATGCACATTGTCGTCAATGTGAGCAACCAAGCCTGGTTGAATTGCTAACCAAACTTCGTCGCGCTTCTCGTGCGACTGTAGCGACAAGCGACTATTTGCATTGACTGTAATGATCTTGACGCATACCGGATTCTCTCCAAGCACTTTGTATTCGCCCCACGGTCTTTTCATTTTCCTACCTTTATTACATCAAATGGTTCTCCAACAGAAACAACATACTCAGCAGCAGTTGCTAACGCCTCAATAAGACGCTTTTCAGGTTCTTGCCCACGAGTAGAGCGCAAAGAACCTAGAGCATAATCTTGACCAGAGCCGACAGCATACTCACCAGAAATTGAGCGTAAAAAACTAAAATCTGACTGAATTTCATACACACGGTTTTTGACTACGACTAGAAATGCGCCACCAATCGCAACGCCGTCTTTAGATTCGTTCCACTCGTTGTCTTTGAAAGCTTCACGAATAGCCTTGACTAAATCAGTCGCAACCCATTTATCAAGGTTTGCGTTTACAGGAAGATTCGGCACTTTCAACGCATACTGTAAAAGCTGGCCCATGCGGAATGAACTGGTGTAGCCAATGGTCAAAGAACCGTTGCTAAAGATTTTGGGGAAAGTTACTGGGCTTCCAATGTGTCCATTAGAGCCAAGCCTGTCTGCGCCAATCCAGACACCTTTATCGGTTTCGACAGCGACAATGCAAGTCATTTTTTTCCCTTATCTGTTGTGTAAAAACCAGACCCATTGAACTTGATAGTTGGGGCCGCATAAACTCTTTTCATTTCTTTGCCACAGTCACAGATCGCTTTGAAATCTTTGACCTGGATGCTGAGCGTCTGTGTTCGCTTATTGCCACACTCACAGGCGTAATCATAAACAGGCATTAGAACGCTCTCTTCTCTTTGACTAAATCCTTGTGCAGCTTGACCAAAGATTTTCTTTGATGCGTCACATAGTAACGGTCAATGCGTTCAAACTCTAGGATGCAAACATCACAAAACTGTTCTTCACCAGACCGGATTGTTCGTGTCAAAAGAACCGCCCGATTCAACTCAAGGCCACAGTTCTTGCACATAGATTCTCCTTCCCAAAAGAAAGATGACCTTCACAGAACTAACCGAAGATTCTTTTCACATTCGTGATAAAGAAGGTCACCTTGTGGGCTGTCAGGAATTGAACCTGACCAGGGGAAAACGAATGGGGGAAGGAAACCCCTGAAACCAATAGCCCGAACCAATCTGGGAGAACACACACGAAACCCTGATTGGTTATTACCGAGTTTACAGACACTATGCGTAGCGTGTCAAGTCAATTCGGTAAGTTTTTTCAAAATCTTTTTATAGTGCCAGCGAACGGAATGTCCCGTTCCAACTCAAACGCCGTGATGCCTGTTTGTGAATCACCAGAACCGCCAGCTAGACGATACCAGTCTGATCCATTGTCCATCGTGCTGCCCTGAATCCAGTAGCGTGAACCGCCGTTGTGTGCTGGCCCCAACTCTTCAACACGGGTGTGGTGAAAGTGACCTGAGCAGAACACGGTAAATCCGGCAAGTGGTTGCCGACCGAACGACTGTTTCTCCAGCCAGCGTTGCATACCGTCTGGGCGGGAAACTTGATGCCCATGTGCTAGACCGAGAATGTGGAAGCCGTCAGCAAACACATCTATAGTCAGCGACTCGTCATGCGGTTGCGGAATGTAGAAAGTCACATCCAAACCAACCTCATGCGAGAGCCTACGCAGCTGTTGCGTGATAACAATGCCCCAATCGTCTACACCTGGTTTGCCGACAGCCTGTTTAGATACACGCCATTGACAATGATTAGAACCAACAGACGCATAAGACACCGGAGCATACTTAGTGGTCAGTTTCAATAGATCCCACATCAAAGCAGATGCTAAATCAACCTGTTGCATCGGAGACAAATCATTTGACTGCAACTGAGCCATGTTCGCAGCGTTCTCAATGCCCTCAACAATGTCACCACCGTCAAGCACAACGATCTGCTCATACTTGTTCTTTTTCAAATGCGCTTCAATACGGCTGTAAGCGGCCTGTATGCGTTCGACAAGTTCTTTAGTGCCACCGCGAGAAGCAACCTTGCCAACCTGAAAGTCAGCAGTCAAGATAACGAACGCTTTGCCCTGCACAGGTTTAGGCGTGACAGGTTTAGTGCGTTTCGCTTGAGCATACAAAGTAGGTAAGTCAAGTTCTTTATTCTTGAGCCGAAAGTTGAACCTGTAACTCGTCAGCCATGAACCGTCATAGCGTTGCCAACGGCTAGTGCGAGGATTACCAACAACTTCATACTCGTCAGGTGAATACCCTGCGTCAATCAGAAACTCACGGAAATCTGCACCGTCAGGTAAACCAGGAGTCGTAGCGACACCCTCAACACCGTCAAACTCTACCGACACAGCCCCGAAAGGTGACGGTTGATTGACAGGGGCAGGAGTTAAATCTTCCAGCATGAACAGACTTTCGTTCGGTGACGCTTGATAGTTGAAGCAGACAGAATGATGCCCTTTTCGCGCAGAGCAGATTGCAAACCAACTTGAGTCCATGCTGGATTCATTACAGCATCAACTAAGATTTTGTGGTCGCTTGGTGATAGTTCTTCTTTTAGCTGCTCAACTTTGCAACTAAATGAGCGTTCAGGAATTTTTAGATCTTCTAACATAACTGCCCCCTTGCTATTTGTTGGCTGTATCTAGTTTACTGACTGCGGCACCATCGTGTTCAATCTTGTTTATTAGATTTGTTAGAGCTGCACGGTAGTTGAATGATGCTTGTCGTGTCCAGGTGTCACGCTCATGCTTTAGCATGTCAATGATTTGTTGTCGAGTTTGGCAACATACGCAGTCAGGGCCGTCATAGGTTGGGTTAGTGAACTTTCTCACTTGTTCTCTCCCTCTAATGGATAAAGGTCTAGCAACTCACCAAGTCGGGTGTGTAGTGCATAAGCGTCTTTAGTGGCGCAGATAATGGTTTCGTGCTTATCGTGAAGCATTTGAATAAGTCTTTTACGACTCAACTTTGCTAACGGCTTGATGTTTTTGGGGTCGCACAATTCTTTCTCCCAAGACAAGTTTTGTGCAAGGTCTAGCGATTCCCAACCGAGTTGGACTATTAGTTCTCGTTCTTTGCTCACTTGTTCTCTCCCTTGATAAGAGCGTAGGCACGATTGACTGCCATCGCTTCATCATCCATGCCCAACTTTGCGAAGCCGTCAATGACATCGCATAACTTATCCATTACCTTATTTAGCGTTTGCTTTTCGGCTTCCTCAATCAACTGACGCACCACCAAAACAGGAATGTTCTCACCCCAGTAAGGAACATCGTTAGGGGAGTAAATGTCTTCTAGTAGGTTTTCCATACCCAAACTCACTTGTTCTCTCCCTCTAGATATACTTGCCAAGCCTCTTTGCGAACCTCACTCAACGCAAGAGCAGTCTTGCGAGTCGTTTCCATTAGCAGACTGGCACACGCTTGCCATCCCTGTTTATAGGCTTTTTTTATTTCTCGCTCGGCACGAGCAGTCATGCCAGCCTTAGTAAGTTGTTTTTCAAGTTGAGCAATACGAGCATTTCGTTCAGTAAGTGTCTGCTGTAACCCTTTGATGTGGATAATCAGTTGTTCCCTGCTGGCTTCTTGGTTCACTTTTTCTCTTTCTTAATTGCTGGACAATCGTGCCGAAATGGAAGCATTTGAACCAAACCAGTTTTCATAACTTCCAAAGTATCTTCCAAAACAACGCTAGTCGTGAGAGCAAAGTTACAGTTATCGCATTTTGCTGAAACTATCCAACGACTTTCATCCATTTGTGCTACAACTACACTCACTTGTTCTCTCCCTTGATAAGAGCAATTAGGCGGTCACGCTCAATCACCACAGGCTCGTCATAAACAAGAGCCTTGTCTAACAGTTTGATAATGCGTTCACGCTCCTCTTGAGCAGCCTGTCGCTTGTAATCCTTAAGCAATTCACGGCTGACTACAAAAGTTTCCGAGTTCATAAACTCTTTGTAAATGATTTCAAAGTTCTTACCCACGATTCCACCTTTCAAGGATTGAAGATGACGAGTTCAACTTGTCATCGCCACCAACACCAAACACAAAATCCAAACGATCCGAAACGACATCCATCTCTGGAATGTTCGACCCGTTCCGGTCACCACCGTTAGCAAATACCACCCTGACATCATCTGTGTTGTCCAAACAGTATTGAATAGCTGCCCTAGCCGACCCGTCAGCGTCATCAAAAGCAATCACTTCATCCACCATCCACAAAGCGTCAAGAACGGCCTTACGATCCTCAAAGTCAAGGAAATGTTTTCCCTTTTTGCGCTGGAGCCAGGCGTCGCTGTTCAAACCAACAACAAGCCCGTCACCAAGTTTGTAAGCTGCTTCCAAATAGGCGATGTGACCTTTGTGTAGCGGGTCAAACCCGCCCGTAACTAAAACTAGTTTTCTCACTTGTTCTTTCCCTTTATTTGAATAATGCGATCGTTTGAAATATCAACAACACTGAACAAGCTCCGACACCAAAACTACTGATGCCAAAAATAAGTAACCAAAGGTCTTTTTCTTTCACTTGTTCTCTCCCTTGATAAGAGCGATAGCCTGTTCTAATGGCAGATAGACCTCGCCACCTGCTGGCATACCGTTAGGAAGTTTCCAGCGTTCACTCTCTAGCAGTTTGATGATGCGTTCCTCTTGGTCAATCCAACCAGAGATGTAACCAGCCTCATAACTATTCTGTTGCATCTCAAGTTCTAATGGCGTAGGTTCACTCATTTGTTCTCTCCCTTGAGTTGTTCTAGTCGCCAAATAAGTTCGTCAATAACATTCTGATGATGTCCACAAGCCGAACGCCAAAAAGTGTTGTCATCTTGAGCGTAAAGTTCAAGCCACCTATCCACATTCGTGCCTATGCCATCATCTGTTTCAGTCCAGTAATCGCTCACTTGTTCTCTCCTTTGATGAGTAGTGGTAGCAGATCACCAATAGCGGTGCGTGGGTCGAAACTCTCTAGCAGTTTTATGATGCGTTCGCGCTCCTGAACAACACCAATCTTGCGACCAATCTCTTTGCCAGCTTCACGCCAACGATTCAGATCTACTTCTGTCGCCATGTGAACCAATCCCTTCTCAAACACTCCAACTCGTTACGAACAGAACGCCAAACCCAATACACACGATTCTTGAAACCAAACCATGTCTGCCACCAAGTTCGGCGAGAATACTCAGCACGATGACGGCCAGTAACCTGGCTTGCCTTTACAGGCGGAAACGCCCGCTTCACTTGACAACCCGCCACAAGATAGTTCTACGACCAAACGGAGTCTTACCAAAACCGTCAGCCTCAACCAAACCATCAGCGACAAGCTCAGACCTGCGAGAACGCAAACCAGACTCAGAAGCCATAGGTGCTTTGTTCGACAAAACCGAACGGTTGTATTCCCACGCAATCTGAGAATCAGACATTGAACGAGAACCCAACGCAATCAAAATGCCCTCTTTCGTTGCAGTCAGATTCTTGACCGAATCTGCTGCTTCGTGTGAAGTCACCGGATCAGACTTTCTTGCTTTCATTTCCCTTTTCCTTTTCCGAACCCCCATTGGGTTCTAAACCAACTTTGCCAGCGACACAATCAAAACACAAGCACCAAAATGCGGTGTGTTATCAGATTGTTACAACCGACACAAAAGCCCCCTGTGGGCGTTCGTCAGCCCAAACTTTGTCAATCTCCAACGACACCACTAATGCGTCATCCTCATAGATTCCAGCAATCTTCAAACTGTCTAAAATTCCGCGAGCAAGTTTGTCTGCGTCAGGCATCACACCTGGTGCCACATCAAACTTTGGTTTCTTTGGCCGATCCATAAACACCACGATACGAACCCGCACCGGAGTGGTAATCATTTCCCCCGTAAATGCAGAACGAGCTGCCTCAATAACAGCAGCTCGCCATGCAGGTAAATACTTTGATGCTTCGACAAACCTGCCACCACCAACGCTCTTCTTAGAACCTTGAGGGGCAGGTCTGCCAACCACATAAAAGTCAAACACTATTTTTTACCAAAAACTTTTCCCGACACCCAAGTGATAATCGAAACAGTAAAAATGACAGACAACACCCATGCTGAATACTTTAGAAAATCGTTAGCAGTCAGCGACAAGGCCATCAACACAAAAACATTGAACGCTAAAAGAATGATCGCTGGCATTAGAACGGTGCAAGTCCAGAATCGACAGGTTTGACAACCTGAGCATTGTTCACATGCAACTCGGCAACAACCTTGTGCTGGCCCTGCTTGTCGGTGTATTCCGAAATGCGAGCAGACGGTTCACCCAAAACAGTAACCTTGCTACCCTCAGTCACAGCAGCGTCAGACCAAATCTTGACATAGGTTGAACCCTCGCCACCATCACGCTTACGGAACTTCTCAACAACAGTAAAACCACCACGGTGAGTTCTAACGACCTCAACATTTTCAAAGCGAATCTCGCCCATAACTAACCCCTTCCTAGAGTTATTTTCACTTTAGCGCAAATGACGGACATTTACACAATCAAGATGACCACAAATTCTTTCACCAGGCATATGCACCTGACCTTGAAACATTGGAGTCACCCCATCTTTAGCAAAGTCACCAGCCCACGGAACGCAACGCATAGTTCCATACTGAATGACAGTTGCAGGTTTTACACGGCATGAAAAACAAAGTAAATCAGTCCGGTGCCGCTTTTCCTGATTGACAGCCCAAGACGCACCACACCGTTCACAAAGAACCTTGTTATCATCCACACGACCAGATTACACTTTCCCAGCCTTGATACATGGCATACACGCCACAATCAACTTCCCATGCTCACAGCGGGGAGCATCAGCAGTTTCACGAGCCAACCGATCAGCCTCAAGAATTTCCTCCGCATGTTTACGATCAAGTTCACGACGACGAGCAATCGCAGCTAACTCCTTAGCCTCACGCTCCTCTGGTGACATCTGCCTCTCAGGAAGCGGCCCATCCAACCAACGCTCACTACGCAGCCATGTAGACGGATGAGGAATGAACTGTTCAACAGGCAAATTAGGATCATGAGCGAACCTGATAGCACCAGCAACAACATCGTCAAGATTATCTCTAGTCACACAAGCGACCCAAGCTTTGAGCGCAGATTTCTTTGCAACCTTTCGCGGATAAACATTCCAAAACTTTTCAAAATCTGACGATATATTTAGTAATGGTTCAGTAATGGTTCTATTAAGGGTTAGTATGCCACCTGCTGTCACCCCTGACGCTGATTCTGTCACCCCTGATGTCAATTCTGTCACCCCTGACGCTGATTCTGTCACCCCTGGCTGTGGCAAAATTTCAGGGTTGATTAGCAGCCTAACCGATGGCAAATTGACCCAATAAAGGTTCGATTTATATTGCGATCGTGACGGTGCTTGCTGAGTCAAAACAATCAACTCACCTAGCTGCTGTAGATACTGAATGTCGCGTTGAACCGACCGGACAGACGAGTTCACCATACGAGCCAAAGTTTCTAATGACGGCCATGCACCAATCTCACCCTGATGGTCAGCGATAGCCAACAAAACTAGCCTTGCCCGACCGTCAGACGCAGACTCACGCCAAACCGATTGCATCACTTCGATGCTCATTACCAATCAACTCCATCCAATAAAATTTCCAAAGCCAGTTTTGCCTGTTGCGGCACCACACCGTTTCCACAAAGTTTCAACATTTCTACCCTCGTAAGCCCCAATGCTGGGTCTGTCACATGTCCAATGGGCAAACCCATCATCCATTCCGTAAACTCGGCAGCAAGACGATGGTTACCGTCTTTACCGTCAGGTTTTGTAGGTGCTGGTGCAGGTCTGCCAAGCACTTGCTCCCAACGGCGAATCGCTGGCTCAAACTTGCCCCAACTGATATAACCCTCATTAGCCGACCTTACTTGATCTTCAAGCCTGGCTTTATCAGCACCATTTTCAACCTGTTTGCTACTAGGCGAGTTTGCTGATGATGTTCTAGGAGTGCCTAAAAGAACCTCACCGCTATTGAAAATCGCTCTAGCAACAGTATCCGTAGAAACCTTACCGTCACGCTCCTGAGCTGCCGAACCATCCTTGTAGTCACGGACAATCGGCGTAGGCAACAGTTCGTTGATAACCGACTCACGCAAGTTCCGGTAACCACCAGGTGACTTAGCCTTCATCTCAGCAATCTGCTCAGGAGTTTTTATCTCCCGATGCTCCATCGTGTTAGGTGTAGGCAACATCTCCATACGAACAGCCACACCCAACGAAACACCAGGCATACCCCTGTATTCGCCATCCTCCATCTTTTGACGACGAGCCATGTAATCCTCAATAGGTTCATCATGGTTACGGATGTGACCAACCGCAGGAGTCGGCAACAACGAATCAGCAATGCCATCAGACACTTTCAAGCCATTCTCAGCAGCCAACTGAGCCATCTGGTCACGAACCTGCAACATGCGACCCCGTTCACGGGACTGCTTCTCAGTAATCGCCCCGCCCTGACCCTCAATAGCAGACGGAGTTCGCAACATGCTATCTTCGGGGATAGGCGACGATAAAGACTCTGAAACGGTTATGGGGTGCGCCAGCGTCGGCAGCTCGTATACCTTCCCACCTTGCATCATACCCCGCGAAATGAAGGTCTGAGAGAACAGCACCGATGGCCCGAAGAGGGGGATCTCCTGCGCTTTCAACCACAAACCCGTCACCGAATCCACTACCGCTATCGGCTGACGCTGACAATAATCCTCTGACATTTTCAATAACCACCAATCTAGGTTTCAAAATAGTAATCGCTTTGTAAAATTCGCTCCACAAACCGGAACGAGTCCCCTCTTTCAAACCTGCCCTTTTACCCGCCAGCGAGAGATCCTGACAAGGGAAACCACCAGTCAAAATGTCTACAGGCTCAACCGAACTCCAGTCCACCTTTGACACATCCCGATAGTTAGGCACACCAGGATAGCGGGCTTCCAAAACTTTAGAAGGCGCATCATCCCATTCACAATGCCAAGCGACAGTTCCACCCGTCATCTCAGCCACGGCCATGTCAAGACCGCCATAGCCACTAAATAGAGAACCTATTTTCATAAACTACCCTTTCGTATTTTTCTATTTTGAACCATTGCGCCTCCAAAAGATGATAAACAGGCACATCTTCAGGATTCTGCCATGATTCAAGCTTCCAACCAAATTCACGAGCCATCTGCGCCACAATCGGGTCGGACTCCATTAGTCCGTTGATTAGGAAACACATCGCAATGATGTTAGAAGGCTCGTGACGGGCTTTTGAGCCTCCCATACCCCTGTTCACCCTGTGATGAGGTATAAGGTCTGTATCAGCCCCACAATGCCAGCAAGACTTATCACGGTCAAGAAACTTTTGAAACTGTTTTGGGGTCATGCGTGTTTCCAAGTCAATTCAATCTGCTTAGCAATCACCGCAGTCAAAGTTCCCGCATCCGACAACTGCTTCATCTTGATCTTCACACGATTCAACTCGGCACGAGCCAAATCCGCCTCAAAACGCAACTGTGCAGTCTGCAACTTAGCCACCGCAGTCCGGTCAGCGACGGTGCCGCCCGCCTCAATAAACTTCTTCTGATACTCAGTATCGTAAGCAATCTCAGCCTCCGCCAAACGAACCTCAGCCTGGTAAAGCGCATCAACACCCTTAGCCGATTCAGCCATAATGCTGCGCAACGACTGAATTACTGAATCAGGATTTTCCTGCGACATCAGCCCACCCCTTGATAGCATCCAAAACATCCTTGCCAGCATTAGCTGCCTGAGCATCAGAATACAAAATACGCAAAGCGTCAATGTTGTAAACCAAAGCCAAAGCCTCAGCCTCCTTTACCCATTCACGACCAGCAATCTCATAAGTAAACGAATCAGGGTCCGGTTCATCAGTCGGCAGACACAACAATTGCAACAAGAAAGTGCGATACGCAACAGACATCGCTTTCGCGGTCGCTTTGTCACCAGAGTCAAACGCCTCCGCAGCTACAGTTCCCGTTACAGGATCACCCTCAGAGCCAAAGACGCTAAAAGTAACCACGAGGCGAGCAATAACCATAGAGCCACCATTCTTAGAAGGCACAGTCACATACTCTGCACGATCCACAAACGGGCTAATAAAACCGCCAGCCTTACGCAAGGCAGGGCCAACAGCGTTCATCACAGCGTCAATGCCACGGAAGTTGAAGTTCTGGTGACTATTACGGTCACGCTTCGCCAACCCCTGCACATCAGCCATAACAGCCAAAACAACATCTCTAGCGTTCGCCATTTACTTCCCTAACCTCTTCACGACCAAAATCAAACCAGGCATCTATGCCAGACACCTGCACACGCAACTCGTCAAGGTTCTTCCAAGACACAGCAATAGCAGACACCTCGCCCTCAACATAAGACCATTTACCAAAATCGTTCTTTATCTCGATCTGGATACGGCTACCAATACGCAAAGCCATTTCATTTCCCTTCTATTTTTTTACCGTCAAAAACGGTGTTCCACCATTACGGGCAGACCTCGTAGCAACAACATAACCCTCAGCAGTTCCAGACTTAGCATCACCCATAGCGTCAAGAGTTCTTGACTTCAACTCGGTAAGCAAAGCCTGAGCTGCATCAGCATCATTCTGTGCGTTCACTAACGCTACACCCAAATCACCCAAATCCACAACACCATCAGGGTCAATTCTTGGATGCAAAAGTTTCACAGTTTCGTAAGTCGAAGTCGAACCATCCCACTCAGGCTGTTCACCAGACTCGACGCAATCCCACCAACGCTTCACCGCAGCAAACTGTGCATCAGCCTCAAACTGATTCCACTCAATGTCATACTCGTGAAACTCGCTACCAGAAACCCAAGCAACAAGTTTGCCTTTCGGAATACCCAACACGGCCATATACCAAAGCACCTGAGCCTTGTAGTGAGGCGGAATCTCATTCCATGGATAACGACTCGTCTTTATCTCCAAAATGCTTAGAGAGCCGTCAGAAGCCCGCAGGATGCCATCAGGGTTAGCGTGAGCAAACTCGTGAACCTTAGACTGCCAAGTTCCCGTTTCCAAAATCTCAAAACCAGGGTTCTCCTGCAACCAAAACTCTTTGATAGGTCGCTCAAAAAACGAACCCGCCCGCATCGCCAAAGACGACTCACGATCCTCAATCAACCCACAAACCTTAGCCCACAAAGTAAACGCAGATTCCCACGGATTCAAACCAAGAACAGTCCCAACCTGCGAACCACCCACACCCTGCGAACGCAGCTCATGCCACTCCGGTGAGCCAGAAACAAAAGTCCCCAACAAGCGAGCCGAAGGTAAATCAGTAACATCCCAATCAGTAATCATCTATTGCCCTTTCAGATTTGCAGAAACCACAACTACTTCAGTATGGTAACTGTATGACAATCTACAGACATTTAGCCGAAGCGGCAAGTTCAAAATTACAAGCACTACACGAAGCCATCGAAGAACAAGGATCGGTGGCCTGTCAAAACTTTCCAGATGAAATGTATGAGGAAGAGGACAACGCCGACTCACGAGCGATGCAACACATCATCAAAAAGATTTGTGGCGACTGTCCCCTACGATTCATGTGCCTAGACTATGCAATGACCGCCCGTGAACAGCACGGCATTTGGGGTGGACTGACCACTCGTGAACGCAACGACATTCACCGCGAAAAATACAACGCCCGCCGTCGCGTAGCCTATAAACGAGAAAACCCCCAACCAGAAGCGTAGATCTGGTCAGGGGCAATACCGTAAGTTTACTTCTTTTCTTTGACTTGCTCTTCAATAGAGTCAGACGCTTTGATAAAGGCTCGCTGAATGTCATCGACCATAAGTTTCATACGGCGGATCATAGTGCGACCCAACTCACCAAACACGAGCAACATTGCACCACCAAACATGACAATCACACCGTTCATCCAGTTACCCGTAACTGCACCGACAGCGGCACCAGCGGAAACCGTGACAAGCAACAAAGCCACCGTAAACCAGGCGAACCAGCCTACAAGTTTTAAAATAAGTTTGATACGCTCCATTACTTCTCTCCAAACAGCGTTAGTGGGTCAATCAGGTCGCTGTAAGCAGCTAGATGCCCGTTTACTTTCTTAGACACTTGCATGTGTAGATGCGCTCCGGTGCTTGCCGAACCCGACTTCGTGTTCTTACCGCCACCAACTTTGCCAATGACATGACCAAGTTTGATCTTGTCACCCTTCTTTACGGTGATCGTGTCAGGAGCGACATGGGCATACTGCACAAAAATCTTCTCTTCCTGCACCCAAAGTTCAACAACCCAACCAAGCACATCAGTCCAAAACACATTGTGAACCTTAGCGTCACAAATAGCGACCAGCGGAGCTAGTTCCTTCGGTGACCAGTCCTGACCACGGTGAGGGCGGCCATTACGATACGGGGCAAGATTGCCAAACTCGTCACCACGAAGTTTCTTCGGGAATGGTTCTTTGAAAACGGTCACGCAAACACTCTCACAATCATGTAAACAACGGCTGAAGCTATAGCAGACGACAGAATCGAAGTGATCCAGGCTGACTGATAGCGGGCTTTCTCCAACTCACGCAACCTATCCTCATGGTCAGCAAGTTGGTCAATCTTAGACTCAATCACAGTCAATCGGCTTTCAATACGGAGCAGAAGTGCTTGGTTAGTTGGGTGGCGTTCGTCACTCATCAGCAGACTCCTCAACAGGAGTCAACACCACATGACAACCGCCACATTCGGCAGTATCAGGTTTTTGGTCACCAAAATCGTAAACAACATTCTTGTTAGGGCAGTCAACGCCATCACACACGAACTTACTCATTACACGCTTTCATAACTAAAGTTGACCCAAATAACATCTGTTGCTCCCCAAGTGAATGGAACAGTCGCTGATGTTGCAGGAAGAACACCATAAGTTCCAGCAGTGTTGACAGCGTGAACGCCACCAGTGTTTGTTCCAACACGAACTTGACCTTGATAAAATTGCACACCTTTATCTTCTAAGGTAGCGGTGCCAAAAAACTGGTCTGCCAAAATGCTGTTTACTGGCAAAGTAAAAGTTGCTATACCAGTCAAAGCTCCAGTAGTGCCTAGCGTTATTTTGCCACGCACATTTACCTGTTTACCAACAACTTGATAATAGAACGCTGAAGTGCCACCAGAACCAAGCGTAATGTTAGATAGGGTCGGAGTGTATGCAATCCAAGCAGCACCAAACAAAAGATTCTGCCAACCAGAACCATCGTGATAGGTATACGAATCACTTGAAGTGATGTAAGCAAGTTGCCCCTCAGTAGGTGAAGTAATAGCCGAGTTTCTAGCCCCAGCAGACGAAAAAGTAGAAACCGTCTGATTTCCCAAATAAGTATTAACATCAGATGAGGTGAGTTTCTCACCAACTGACCAAGACTTGAACGGCATAAATAAACTCCTAATAACCCAATAAGTTATAGTCTAACAAACCCGAAACATCGCTATCCAAAGTGAAAGCCTCGTTATCAAGCGTGGCAAGCTTGAAAGTGATCGTGTAAGAATCCGGCAATAATTCTTCACTCATGCCAATCACTCGCGCATACTTAGTGATAGCGGCCCCAACCTGATTAGGGGTAAAAGATACTTGCACGACAGAACAAATGTCTAACGACAAAATACGGTTTAAATCTGTATCGCTCAAAGCATTGAGAAAAACAGTTACGGATTCAAAACGATACTCCGGTTCACCATACTTAGCTGCAAGCATGTCAGCCGCGTTGATCATTTGAGCATCATCAACATAAAGCAAACCACTATCAGAATAGGCACTATTGCCATAAGCTGCGATAGAAGCATCATTAGTTGCTGTAACTATGGCAGTTCCACCCAAACGCTCCAAAGTTACCTGATTGTAAAGCAACTCAGTTCCATAAACAATGTTGATTCCCTGATACGCAATGTCACTACCATCATCAGTAAAAACAACATCAGTCAATAACTCGTAACCATCAGCCTGGAACTCTATCATTCCACCGCTGTTTAGAAAGAAAAAGCCGTTCTCTGTGCGTTCAACAAGTTGCGCGTATTCAAGAATGTTTGTTCCAGCGTCAATCGTGTGTGACTGCACTTCCCTAG